AGCCCTGTTTCGCCTGTGAACCCTACAAGCGTGGTGAATCAGAGTTCCAACATATCTGTCCAAACAACCCCACCCTCAGTTGCAACTGCTCAGATCCCAAGTTCTGTGCCGAACTCCCCAGCGACAATGGGTGGATCAAATGCCCTAAAAACGGAAAACTCTGCTCCATCATTGACTGTCCAAACGGATGCAAAGGGGAAAGTAAAGTCGGTGGTTGGCCTTGTATTGTCATTGGAAACCATAGTGAAACCAACAATGAATCAGCCTAATGTATTCTCTGAGCCTCAGTTGGTTCAAGGATTACCAAATGAAATATTGTTAAGCAATCAGTTATTTCTAGATGTATATGGACAATCTTTTTACAATCAGACAGACAAACTTAATCAAATTATTAAAGATAGTGTGGAGATAGAGCAATGAGCGATTTAGAAAAATTGGATAAAGTCCAAGGTTTTGTAGAGAAATGGGTAACTTGGGCTAAACAAAACACCATGATTGCTGGCATAGCATTAACTGGTATTCCTATTGTATTTGGTGCTGGCTATACAGGTATTACTAGGTTTAATGAAGTAAAAGCTATGTATGAAAGCTATGATGATGTTGCATCAACTGCTTCAAAGGCTTTGCGTAAAGTAGAGGCTTTAGAAGAAAAAAACGCAGAATTGCGTGAAACAGTTATGAAGCTACAGGAAAGAACTGCTGAAACCATGATTAACTCTAGGGAAGCCAAAGTTGTTTCAGAGTCAGTCCAAAAGGAACTTAGAGCTGGATTGTCTGCTCAAAAAGTAGAGTTGGAAGTTACGGCATCATCTTTGCGGTCTGAGATGAATACACTAAAAAGAGCAACAACTAACAGATTGGGGAACTAAATGTTATCTTTATTTTCAACATTAGGCGGTCTATTAATATCAGGTTTGCCTAGTTTAATGGGTTTCTTTCAAGATAAGTCAGATAAAAAACATGAGCTAGAACTAGCTAAAATGCAGACTGAGCGTGAGTTACAGATGATGGAGAGAGGCTTCATTGCACAGCAAAAAGTTGAAGAAATACGCACAGATCAGGTAGAGATGCAGACTGCTGCCCAAATGCAAAATGCTGCCCTAGACCATGACAAGAAGGTTATGGAAAGAGCATCAACTTGGGTTGTGAACTATGTTGGCACAGTAAGGCCTACAGTAACTTACTTGTTTGTTATTGAGCTAATTGCCATTAATCTTTGGCTTTGTTACCAGTTGTTCAAGATTCCTAATCTTATCAATGGGGTTGATGATTTATCTGTAATTGGTGATTTGATTTTCTCTTCTGATGAAATGGCTATGCTTGGCGGTATTATTGGCTTTTGGTTTGGCTCAAGAAATTGGGATAAGAAAAAGTGAAAGTAAGCTCTAAAGCCATTGAAATGATTAAACATCATGAAGGTGTAAGACAAAAGCCGTATAAATGCCCAGCTAAATTATGGACAGTCGGTGTAGGTCATGTTCTGTATCCAAGGCAAGGAGCATTAAAGCTAGAGGACAGAGATAGTGTTCCTTTGGAATACAAAGATGACAGAACATTCTCTATGGAAGAAGTAGAAAACATCCTGAGAGGCGATTTGGAGCGTTTTGAGCGTGGTGTTGAGCGCTTTTGCCCAGTTAAGCTCACTCAGGGCCAGTTTGATGCTCTTGTCAGCTTTAGCTTTAATCTTGGCTTGGGCGGATTACAGAGATCAACACTTAGGCAAAAAGTATTAAGAGGCGATTTTGAAGGTGCTTCTGAAGAATTTTTGAAATACACTATGGGCGGTGGCAAAGTCTTAAAAGGCTTAGTAACTCGCAGAAATGACGAAAAAGCGTTATTTTTATCTTGAAAGGGTAAAAAATGAAAGAATCAAAAGAAGTTCAAAAAAGAGAAGAAATGCAAATGATTAAGTTGCGTAATGCAGTTTATGAAGTAAAACAAGAGCTAAAAAAACATGAGAAAGAGCCTATGAACAAGGCTCATCCCATGAAAAAGTAATCAAAGTTTTTTTAATTTAGCTTCAACTTCTTCTAAGGTGTGGATTCTGCTTTTAGACCAAGCTAGATTCCATACCCTTAAAGCAACATCGTTTGGATTAAAGACATCAGGAAAAGTTTCAAAGAATTGCTTTTCGCACTCATTCTCAGGTATTGCCATATCTCCTGCAAATGGAACTTTTTCAATAATCATCTGATCCTCGCTACTTTGGCTTTGCGCAATACGGCTTCATATTGTTCTTTAGCCTTGTCATCTAATCTGCGTAACGGAAGATTTTGCCAGTAGGCCCATTTATCTAAATACTCCTGTTGTTCTGATGGAGGAGTCCATCCAGCAAGCCTCCATCTAGCAGTAATATCAGTTCCTGGTGCTGTCCAAATATGTTCAGTCATCATTTCTCCTTAAAATGGAATGTCATCTTCAATGTTAGCCAAATCTGTTGGCTTTGTCGTTGGACTAGCTCCTTTTTCTTCAGGTTCATTCAAATAAGCAAGAATAGAACCTTCTTTCATGGCATACATAGGCAAAGACTCAATCTTTAACATCATGCCATGCTTGGTTTCCATAACAATTCCAATGGTCTGATAGCGTTTTTTCATATTGCCATCATCGCCTTTGAACTCTGATACTGCTGCTTTTACAAAATATTTAACTGCCATTTCTTTTCTCCATTAAATTAACTTCTGCTTCTACTTCACTTAAAAATTGCTTAATTTCTTCTTCCATGTTGAAAATGAACTCAGCATCTCTAGGAACATTCACAATCAGCAACTGGCTTCTTTCAGGCATCCTTGGATCAAAAGATACAAAGTCGCACCATTTAGCGCCTGTTACAGCCATCTGAGCTTGCATCTGAATAAAGTATTTAGTTGGTGGCTCATTGGCTTTGATGTAGCTCCAATGAGTTGCTGAATTAGGGCATTTAATCTCAATAAGCCCATCAGTTCCAACAAGTCCATCAGGAGAGCATCCAAAGCCAGCAATAGATGGATGGTCAATAAATGCAACCTGATCCACAAAGTTATTGGTTTTGACTTCATAGGCAACCCTAGCCTGGGGTTCTGTTTGAGTTCCCCATTCCATTGCAGCATTGGTATATGATTCTTCTATGGTCTTTGTAACTCGTTGCAAGGCAAGCTCAATCAGGTAGTTTCCTCTACTAGCTGAAGGCCCTGTCTTTGTCTTTGCAAGAATGTCAGCTACCCTAGAAGCGGTAACTTTGCCCAAGCGAAGCTGATGCCATTCAGGAGTTCCCTGTTGAACTGAAACCCTATCTTCCGTTGTAAATGTAGTCATTTGTCCATCCATATATAAATAAGTATTGCAATCATTACAAGCCAAGTAACAGCTCCAGTTAAAGCCAAAATCGTAATTAATAAATTAATCATTTAATGGCTTCCATTTCTTTTTTAAAAATTTCCTTAAATAAAGCTCTAAGCTCCGAGTTGTGCTTTTTTGGCATCTTTGGCGCTTGAAATCTTGGCGATTGCTGATTTGTCTTTAAGGACAACTGCATAGGCTTTGCTATACGCATCTTTTAGTTCTCCAATGTCTTTACATAAATTAATCTGTTCAAGCCAAAAATCAGTTTCTTTGCCTAAATCTACTGGATCTTCATCAGGCAAATCCTCTCCTGAATAGATATATAGGGCAAGACCATGCAGAGCTATGGCTTTGACCAAACAGCGTTGCATAGCGGTATTTACAGCCATTGCATCAGGGTTGGGAATAGCTTTGTTTTGATTGTTAATGACAGGCATCTGAGCTGTCATAGTTTTGCCAAAAGCCGTAACTGAACAAAATACCATGAGAGTTTCAGCAAAATAAACAGGATCGCCATAAGTCCAGGTGGCATTTGGATCTTGCTGAAGTAGCTGATCCACAGCCCAAGACCATGACAAATAGGTAAATTTACCTTTTTTCTCTGTATGTTCGTTTACATTGATTTTGCGTAGTTCTAAATATGACATCACTTTTCCTTTAGTCGTTGATTTCGTTTTCTGCTGCTGATTTGGCAAATCTTTCCATGTAATCCAAAGCCATCATCATTACCTTACGACCAATCTTCTCGTAATCTTCAGTATCAATAATGGCTTGCAAAGCATCAGCGCGCTCTGTATCGAGATCGCCCATAGCTTCTGCAACTGCTTGAGTTGTCCTGTAATCGTATTCAGCGCCCGGTTTCATAAGCTCGTATGTGCGCTCATCAATTTCATCAGAACGATCATCGTAATCGTCTGGTTCGTAGTAGTGGTCATGTAGTCTGCTCATGTTAGATACCCATCGCAAACATCGCGCCCAATACTATGCCAAGAATAATTACTCCTAGCCAATCAAATAATGTCGGTTTCATCACTTATTCCCCAAAATATGCTTGAACAACTGCGCTAAAAACATCTTCAGGTAAGTTCATTATTTCTTGAACTCTTTTAGCTGAATAGCCTTGCTGATTTAAAACAATAAATTGTTCTAAAAGTTCGGCATTAAAAGTAATTCCTAATTCTGTAACAGTTTTCATCACTTACTCCTTAAATGTAGTCAATACGATAAAACTTTGGGTTTTTACGAGCAAGGATAAAAAATGCTTGCTTGATAGTTACAGGAACTGACCATTGCTTCCATGTATTTGTGTAGTCATCAAACTGCATTACTACACATTCTTTTTTGCCTTG